TTCATCTCTTTTTTCTATTTGTTTCTTTCTTCTTTTTGAAAAATCATCTACAGTAGAAGCAAAAGAAGTGATTGTTCTAATAGGTTTAGTTGTTACCGTTAACAATCCCCTAAGACCAGCACCAATAAATGCAGGACCACCAGCCGCACTTCTATCCATTTCGGATAGATCTTTTCTAAACTGATTAAATGATTTCATTTATCCCACGATGGTATCAAACCAATCTTGACTCATACCTGAGATAATTTTATCTGCTGAAGCAGCATCTGGTGCATATTGTTCTGATATAAGATACTCCACAACCTTCTCATAGTTCTCGTGGATTACTTTACTTTCTCTTGGAGTAGGTTTCATCTTCAATAATAGATCTACTCCTATATTTATAAGTTAACAGTACTATTAGTATTTAATCCAAAGTTTCTTATCTTTGCGTATGACTGGTTCGTCAATCCTGAAGCACCACCACCAGTAGAACTACCCTTACCCTGACCGAAACTAATATAATTCCATTTAGTGGTGCTATGTACATTACTAGTAGTACTTGCTCGATTAGTATAATTAGCACCTGCACTAGTTTTCTGCCAAATAGTAAATCTACTACCACCACGCCATTCAATTTTTACCCAGTTCCACTGATCATATGGAACCCTATAATTCATATAATGAGCATATCCACCACTTGGAGTAGCAACTGACATTTCATTAGTTGTATTATTATCATAATGTCCTAATAACCATCCACCAGTAGAACCATATCCATCATTACATATAATCCACTCATTACTACTATTATTAACCTCACCTGAAACTACATATATCTCGTAGAACATATCCCAATTTGTAACATCACCCAAACTCATAGTTGGCATTGTACCATCACCAGAGTATCTGTAGCTAACTGAAGTTCCATAATGAGTCTCAGTAGCGAACGACCAATCGTAACCACCAGCATTATCCTTAATTAAAAATTGTGAAGATTGTCCAATCTTATGAAATCTAGTAGAATCGTCATATACATTTGCAATAAAATAACTATCACTACTTTCTACTACACCATCGTTTTCAGGTTTTACTGCGAATGTTCCTGCTGTACCAACTAAACTAAATGATCCCGTTCTTTCAGATACTGCAAATTGTGTAGAAAGACCTATATTAGCACTATCTTTAACATCCCAATATAAAGTACTTCCACTTGTAACCTTAGTAGTATCTACGTCTAATAGTAAAGATAGACCTTCATCAACTGATGTACTACCTATTCCACTTACTACAGTAGCACTTGGAGCATCAGCTTTATCTTCTATAATAGTACATAAATGTCTATCGTCATAAGTAAGAAGCCATTCTTTTTCATCATTACCTATTATTTCTTTAAATCCTGTTATTAATCCAACTGTATTATACCCAACATTAGAATAAGTTGTATCACCAAAAGTAGCAGTGGTTATATTATTAGTTTCAGCGTCTGTACCCAATCCAGTAGATCGATTATACTCTGACATCTTTACACCACTACCGCCACCACCAGCAGTTCCTTTATTAATGTAAAGTCCTAAAAATCTTCCCACGATATTGATCTATAACTTTTTATTATTTATATGGTAACTTACTGAGGTTGTAAGAAGAATGCAACAGCATTACTACCACTATTTCCCCACTGTTGATTACTACCACTACTTCCAGAAGGTCCACCCATCCAATGTAGATTGGTATGAATACGATTATTACTTATAGTCCAACATATTGGAGCACCACTCTGACCCCATATTTGGTTCTGCCAAGATCCATTATAATTGTGATCACTTACCCAATAACTACCATTACCTGGATGGTTTCCATCGTTAGAACATAATGTTCTACTCTCATAACTATATCTCAGAATCTCCATTCCAGTTCCACTATTATTATGGTCTAAGCATAAATCATATGTTCCAGTAGGATCTTGACTTACTCCCCAGTTAGGAAGAGTCTCACTATTAATATACTTAAATACCATACTACCTTGACGACTAGCTAAGAAATTATCATTAGGTGAACCAGTAACACGCATTAAGAAGTTTTGATGTGATATGGTATTAATGGTAGCACTTGATAATTTTCCATGTTGACTGGTATTAATTTCAGCGTCAATCCAACTACCACCAACATTAACAGCACCAGATGGTGACATAATATCATTATTATTATTCATTTGAGCAACCTTTATCCATCCACCATCACGGAAGATAACCCAAGTTTGAAATACATCTGTACCAACTTTTATCCAGAATTTACCATCATTTGCTGATGTTTTACTAGACACAAAGTTGTTCCATGCAGTTACATTTACAGGATCAGATTGTGATGCACCACTACCTGCAGCACCAGCACTATCCACGAGAGCTATTGATATACTTTGTCCAATCTGATGTGTTCTGCCAGAATCATCATAAACATATACATTAAAGGTTTCATTATCTTCTGTTATACCATCAGCAGTTGCTGTAACAGTAACTATACCAGTATTACCAGTTAGAGTAAATGATCCATTATTTGGAGTGAAATCTGTAGAAAGACCAGTAGCACCACCATTTTTAACATCCCAATATAAAGTACTTCCACCTACAACATTAGTAGCAGAGCAGTTAAGTGTTAATGGATAACCTTCATCTAATGAGGATACAGTAGAAGCAACACTGACATTTGGAGCAGTAGCTAAATCTTCAATATGCGTTACTAAATGTGACGAGTTGTAGTTTACACGAAATTCCTTAGTATCAGGACCTATTGTTTCTTTAAATCCTGTTATCAAACCTACAGCATTATATCCAACAGAAGCATAAGTAGTTTCTCCAAATGTTGCTTGAGTTATATTATTATCGGCATCTGTAGTAACACCTACTGGATTTCCCCCATCTCTATTAAACGCTGACATCTTGATAGATCCAACATCACTGCCACCACCAGTTCCTTTGTTAATTGTACTTCCTAGAAATCTTCCCATAATTGATTACCTATACATGTAGTAGAGTGCACCTGCAACAGTTCCGCCATGATCACTGTTGATATAAACAAATCCGTCAGTATGTTCTGCTATAATAGTTCTAGTGTAGTTTTCATTTACTACACTTCCACCAGTACTGAAACTTGAAGGTCTTCCATACCGTGCTTGCCATTTTACTGATCCATTATTATCATTCCAACAAGTAATATTACAGACATCATTTGAATGGTTATTAGCATAAACAATCATTACTTCTTTTGTTGGTTTTGGGGGTTTCCATAAAATCATACCACCATCACTATCTCCACTACCATGTCCATCAGGGTTCCAATTAGGACTATTAGATGTAATTGCATTAATAATATCTGGATATTTGTGATTACTACTGTTACCATCTGAATAGAATGATGCGAAACCATCGCCATAACCATTAGACCATTCAGTAGCATCAAATTCAAAATCATTATAATTTGTAGTCACAATTCCAGCACTGGTTCCACTAACCTGTGTTGAGGAACCACGAACACTATAAAATCTTGATGTATGAGGTCCACCAGTTGCACTATTACCAAACTCAAAGCTATAACCACCACCTGGACTTTGTGCTTTCTGATAGGTATAGATTCCATGCTTCTGACCCCATCTAGAAGGAATAGCACTTCCTCCCCAGTTTGCACCAATATACCATTTATCATTTCCAGCACTTTCAGTAACATATGAACTCCAATTATCATCAGTTGGAGTTTCACTAGCATTGAAATTGTAGTTATTGGAATAGGCTCTATGTACCTTTACACCATTCCAAGTATCGTTGTTATTAGTAATATAATAAGATACTCCATCATTAGCATAAATGGGAGTTTGGAGAGGGAGGCTTTGACTATCAGTAATACCAATCGCTACAGATTGTCCAATCTGATGTGATCTGTTAGAATCATCATAAACGAATACTTTAAAACTATCAGCAGGTTCTTGTACTGAATCCTGTTGAGGTTTAACTTGGAATGTTCCTGCTACACCAACTAAGGTAAATGATCCAGTTCTTTCAGATACTGCAAAATCTGTAGAAAGACCTGAAGTAACATTGTCTATAACACTATAATATAAAGTACTTCCTGCTGGAACATTAGTAGTAGTTGCGTCAAATAATAGATAAGCACCTTCATCTACAATAGTAGTTGTACTAGCTAAACTAACATTTGGAGCAGTAGCTAAATCTTCAATATGGGTAATTAAATTTGCTGAGTTATAACTACAACGCCAATTTATTTCTTTTTCACCTATTTTTTCAGTAAATCCTGTTATTAATCCAACTGTATTATATCCAACATTGTTATAAGTGGTATTACCATATACTACTTGAGTTACATTATTCTCAGTATCTGTAGTTATTCCAGTAGATCTAGTAAACTCTTGCATTTTGGTGCTTCCACCACCACCAGATCCACCACCTGCACCTCTATTTACTTTACTACCTAAAAATCTTACCATTATTACCCTAATGATGTCATTAAATATCAACTATTTATAATTACATTCCTGCCTGGAATTTATTCCACTCAATTGCATTCTTAATTTGAAATGTTCTATTAGAAATATTTTTAATAATTTCTTCTAAAAACTTTAAAGTAGCATCATAATATCTTATTTTAAGATCTATTTTTATCATCTTCTCATCTGCTTCCATGTATCTCTGTATAGCATCTTTTTCCCTTACTTTATAACCAAAGGGTTCTTCAATATAAACCTCTGCTGGTGCTTTACCTGTATAATAATTATGTCTTTCTAATCTTGTTTTATTATATTGCTCTCTTGCCTTTTCACGCATCAAAGTAACAGTATTATAAACTGTATAATACTTTGAGTGTAGTTGAGGAATTTTTAATGATTCATCATGTAGATTATCGGGATCAATGACAGCATCACGCTCCCACATTTCCTGAATTTTTTCAAGATTCATAAAGAACTAGTCAAACTGTAGATAGTATACCTGAAAGATGCCTCTGCTGTAAAGTATTGTATATCAGAAGTAGTTGCATCAAAATCTAATGAAGTTAATGAAACTGGGAATAGATCTTGAAACTTTACTTTTGCAATTTCTCTTAGATTACTATTCAATATTCTAAGTGTTCCATCACAGAATGCTTCTTTAGGATCTCTCATTGCAGCACTATCTGTTGTCAAATCTCTAAACTGTGCTGGTGTTTCGGGAAATCCTAAACCTGTTAACCAATTATAAACTGCCATATAATTTTCCATATTCTCATCCACTAAAAACTTTAAAGTAAAATCACCATATGTCAATTTCTCACCAGGAATATCAATATCTTTTAGATATGTTGGTTGAGTTGTAAGTGCTAAAGATAACTCTGGTATTCTAGCACTATTTGATAAAAAGTCAATTTTAGGATATTTTGATAAATTAAACTTGAAACCTACTGAAGATAAGTAGTTTCTATTCTCAATTTGTTTATTGAATATACTAGAAGTCATTATATTTTTTTTAAATATTTAGATAAAAAAAGAGACCCCCGAAGGAGTCTCTTTATTGAAGAAATTATATCCTTTCTTCTTACATGAGGTTAGTAACCTTAACTCTTCTGTAGTAACGGTTTGAGTTACGTGTGAGTGTACCAAGTCCTTGAGTTGTTCCTTGTGAGAATGGGTTTTCGACAATGCCGTAACGTGTCTTAAATCCGATCTTAGGTTGGAATGTATCCTGACCAACCGCACGAACCATCTGTAGAGGCACGTAAGGGCAGTAGAATAGTCCAGCGTCATAAGGAGAAGAACCTTTGTAACCAACAACGTAGTACTGATTAGCACTTGTGTTAGCAGCATAAGGATCGATGTACACTTTGTACTTACCTTG